CCCTTTAAAGTTCTTACGAACTACCTGGTGAACCGAAGATACCTAGTGGGTCAGATACACCGAAAGAATATCTTTCTCTCGCTTTATATCTAACATTTCCAGTATCAAAGTCTCCATCCATAGTAGTAGTCATAGGTGCTCTAACAAAATGCTTCATTCCGTCAGGAACATCAGTAGTGATAAAGAAAGCATTACTATCAGTTAAATAATGATTAACTGAATAGCCTTCTGGAATCACTCCATTAGTCTTGACTGCATTTATGTCATTGTCAGCAGTTCCAACTTTATAATCACTCTGTAACAATCTAGTTGCCACAAACTGTAAGTCTGATGGAATTATAAGCTTTCTAGCTTTTGCTGCAATTTTAAGTCCCCTTTCGTCTGTCCACTTTCCGATTTGAATGATTGCATCTTCTAGAGATGTTTCATTTAAATCTGCTGCGACAGCAGGTCTATTACTATTAGTGCCACCGTTTACAAGCGGGTGAGCCGTGCTAAACAAGGTAACTGCATCGCCACCTGTATAACTATCAAATCCATTATTAAGTGGAAATGCTGACTTTACTTGCTTTGTATAAGACATAGCACGAGCTAATGCTTTAGTGTATCTAGCAGAAACAGACACATAGAGATTATCTTCCATTGCCTCCTCTGTAATACTGAATCCTAAACCAATAGTTTCATGTGTATATCTAGCGACAAAAGACTCTTGTGCAGTATCATAAGTGATAGCTGAACCTTCATCTTTTACTGGAGCTGCTCCGAAACCAGATAACTTTAATTCTTCCTCGAAACTTCTCTCGGAATTTTCAGTTACATAGATTTCTTCATGCTCGTTTTCATAACGATTATATTCTTCGCCGAATAATGCGTTTAATCCAGGTAAGAGTTGTTTTAACTCGTTAGCTCTTGAAATAGCTGCCATAATTTACTCCTTAACCTATACCCGTTGTATTTAACAACTGGTGTCCAACATTAAACATTACTAATACATCTGTAAAAGCATCTCCTACTGCACTATCAGGACCATCGACAAAATCGACAATCTTTAATGGTAGCGTAGCTGTAGTAGCTGCTGTAGATATACCAACTGTATTTTTACTAGTACCGATTGCTGTACTTCCTGCAGTCTGCACAATGTTACAGTTCTTTCCAAGGTCGTCTTGGTTAGCTGAACCATTGCATTGCATTTGCATTAGTACGAAAGGGTCCGTAGCAACATATGCCACAATATCATCCGCAGCTATAGAAGCTGTGAACATTTGATTGGGCGTGAATTGTCCTGTAGACGGGTCTGTGTAAGCACAACCAAGGAAAACACCAATAGGTGTTAAAGTCGCAGTACCAGTATCTTTTTGGATAGTAGTATTTGGATTGTCATCAGCCCACTTAACAATATCGCCATAGAATATGTTTGTAGCATACGCATTTTTGATTTTGTAATGAGTGACTTTTCCTTGATAAGGGCTTCCAACGACAGTACCAACAGGTCTTGCTCCAAATGGAGTTGCTGTTAATGACATAATTGTCTCCTTATTTAATTAACAAATAAGATACTATGAATCGTTACCAAAGGTTGTTTTTGTTTTTCTTTCAAAAACTTGCTTGGTAGCCATTCTAGAATCTTGGTCTTTAAAATATGTGTTATCTACTGATTCCAATTGAGATTGAGCTAAATTATTAAAATATTCATCTCTAGCTTTCGCTTTCTCTGCTGGCATCTTACATAACAATTGACCACCAATTTCAACATTACCTTTAACTGACCACTCTGAGTTATGGTCCATCATATGAATTTGTAATTCTGGATGGTCCTCTAACCTACATGGTTCCCATCCCTCTCTAAACTTTCTAGATACATTAGGATTATCAGACTGACCTAAAAGGCTAGTTCTAATATACCTAAATACCCATCCTGCTTGTTCGGTAGGTGCTGGTAAATTTGATGGATTTTCCCAGCTTTGTATACGCTGAGAAGCCTCTCGGCTTTCTATTTCCCTAGGGGTACGCTCTGCTACTTTTTCGTCACTAGCAGTTTCAAGTTCTTTATTATCTTTATCAGACATATTAAGACTCCTTTAATAGTTGGTTTGCATACTGCTCTGGAGTTATATTAAGACGCTTTGCGAGAGCGACTTGACTCTGAGTCAGATGGATTTTGCGAGGTGGTTTACCGCTATTCCTCGTGGCGGGTGCAACAGGATTCATAACCTGTCGTCTTGGTATCGTTTCGACTACTTCTGTTTGAACAGGAGCTACATCTTGAACACCAAAAAAATTTGGAAATTGTTGTCTCATTTTGTTATCAACTTCAGAATAATATTTCTGTGAGTCTTTAGCAGGGTCAACTCCATTAGCCTGTAATGATTGGTCTAAATACATAGCAAAAGAAGTCATTTCCTTGTGTGCAGGGTCAGTACCCATAAACCAAGGATTCTTCTTTGACCATTCATCCATTTCAGGGTCAGAATTTTTAACAATTTCTAGTGGTTGTTGTTCTGGTTCTACATATTGTGATGCAATGTTTTGTTGCATTTGTTGTGCATATGTACCAGCTTGTTGTTCAGCAAGGGTTGCAGAAGCTAACTCAGCTTGTGCAGAGGACATAGCATCTGCATCACCTTCTTCATAAGCTTTCTTAAATGTTTGTTGTGCGTTGTATTTTGCCCATTGAGCATTGTTAAGTGCTTGTTTGTTTAATACATCTCCACCTTGGTCAACAACTGATTTTAACTTTTGGTTTTCTGACATTAAGTTCTGTAATGCCTTTACCGCTTCTTGAGACTCTCTGAGAGCTTGTTCTTTTGCTCTACGCTCTTCATGGTACTCATATTTAATTTTGCTGATTCTATCGCCAGCTCTTTTACTGTAGTCTGTTATTTCTTTATCAACAGTTTCATCGTCTACAGGTGCTTCTTCTGTTTCTACTTTAGCAGGTCTTATATCTTCAACAGGTCTATCATCAATAACTTCTACTTCTACTTCGTTACTTGATGAAATGTTTACTTCATTAGCTACTCCAAAAAATCTATCTTCTGAAGATTGTGCTGAAACTGGTTCTGCTTTTGTATCAATAACTTGTTCTATGCTTTCACTCATGCTCTAACTACTCCTGTTGGGTCATCAACGACTGCTTCTACAGTATCGTCATTGATTAAACGAAACTCTTTCCCATACATTTTCATGCGAGTGCCTGAATAAGCTCTAAATATAACCCAGTCACCTTCTTTGCACCAAGGTCCTGTTGGGAACCTTTTAGAATCACCATAAGCTTCTGTGCCTAGTTTAAGAACAAATCCACAAATGTTTGAGGTTTCTTCGTCTACTATAGTTTTTGTAGCTTTTATGATTCCGCCATCTGTCTTTTCTTGAGCTTGTGGCATTGCAACTAGTACTTTCCAACCTTTAGGTTGAGGTAACTGACTTTTAACTTCGTCACTAACCTCTGGTTTTTTAACACTATCTGGTTTTGGTATTTTTAGTTCTTCTTTTTTACTCATATTTTGCACGACTTTTAGGTGTCGAGTTCCTATTTTTGTATGTGTTGTTCCTTCCAATCAAGAACTTCACGCTCTGCGAGGGCTAAACCCTCTATGACTCCTGTCATTCTTTTATACTCAGAAAAGTCTTTACAACTTCCTGTAGATATATGGTCAGAACATTCATTCATCTGCTGTCTTAATCTTTTGACTAAAAAGGTAGAAAGTGATTGCTCTTTAATATCATTTATCATTCAGATTGATATCTTTAACTAAATCTTTAGCTATGTCAAGTCCAAATCTTAAATCATCTTTAACTTTTTGTTCTTCGTTTTCTTTTCTATCTAGCAAATCGCTAGCAATACGCTGTCCTACATTCATTCCAGCAATTTCTGATTGAGATTTAATTCTAGCTTCTTCTAGTTCTTTATTAGTTTTAAGTCTAGCAGCATCAATCATTATCTTAGAAGAATCTATTTGTTGTTTATTAGCTACTTGCTTTTCTTTAATTTCTAGTTCTTTCTGTTTAGCTAGTATTAATGGGTCTTGTGCTTGTTCTTGTATTCTAGCTTGTTCTGCTTGTGCAGCATTAGTAGAAGCTACACGCTTGGCTGCTTCTGCAACTAAAGTAGATATACGCTTCTCTACATCTGCTGGCAATGGCTCACCTACTGGAGGTAGCTCTATACCCATTTCTCTTTCAACTTGTTGTCTAAACTGTAATGCAAGATGTTGCATAATATAATCTGAACCAGCACTTTGTATAACTTGTGCATTTGGACTTTGTTGTATTTTAGCAACAATATTAGGGTCTTGTTGAGCAGAAGCAAGTGTTTGTATATGAGCTTCATGGTCTTGAGACTCATATGCTTGTACAGGTTTACCATTAAGTATATTTTGTACTGCTGTAACTGGGTCAACTGCTGGCACATCTTCTTGTGGAGGTACAATTGTATCTACATCTTTAATGCCTAACACTTCAAGCATTTGTCTATGTAGTTGTGCTAAGTCATATAACTGTGGTGCTTGTTGTGCTAATTGCATAGCAGCTTGATACTGCATGATTCTTTGAGCCATCGTTGCTGCATTAGGGTCTGATACAGGTAATACATCTACTCTTGAATCAAAATCCTGTAATTTAATTTGTTGTCCTTCTTCTACTTCGTAAGGATAAGCAGGTTCAGTAAAGTCTTTAATTACATTAACAAGTATCTCAAACTCTCTTTTCATAGAAGCATGTAGTCTTGCTTGAACAGCACTCATAACTTTCATGTTTCTTTCTAGCAATGCTAGAGTTGTTCCAACAGGTGCCTGACTATTCATGTCAGATGTTTTCATCTCGGCTATGCTAGCAAACTTCTTGCCTTCTTCTACTATGTTTTGTAGTAATGAGAACAATGTTGGTGAAGGTTCTTTGTAAGGTAGGAAAGTAATATTGTCTCTGATAGCACCACCTGGTACATCTACATCTCTAAACTCACCTGGCATTATAGGACTATCATCGCCTTTAATACGCAGACCTCTAGCTTTCAAACCACCTGGCAGATTGCTTAAAGTACCTGCATCTACTAATTGTCTTAGTATAGATGTAGCTGATTT